TATTCGCTGGGAATGAAGATAGATTGGAGAAATTACTCCATATGTATTCACCAAGTGAATTGGGTGAGGAGTTAATGTTTGCTCCTGCTAGTGGAAAACTCCACTTTCACTCTGCGTATGTAGGTGGGTATATTGACCACGTATTGAATGTGTGTAGAAACTCTTTCAATATGAAAAAGTTATTTGCAGACCAAGGCGGTAGAATTAACTTTACTGATGAAGAATTGTTTTTCGCCGCCCTTCATCACGATTTGGGAAAACTTGGAGATGGAACAAATCCACACTATACACCTGAGCAATCAGAATGGCATAGAAAAAACCAAAACTCTGTATTTAAAATAAATGCAGAACTACATTGGATGGATGTTACCGACCGTGCACTTTGGTTATTAAACCAATATGGAATTAAGTATTCTCAAAATGAAATGCTTGGAATTAAACTTGCAGATGGTTTGTATAATGATGCAACAAAAAAATACTTTATCAATTACTCCGAAGGTGGTGAATTAAAAACCGAACTACCTTACCTAATTCATTGGGCAGACCATATGTCTTGTAGAGCAGAGGGTAGTGAATATAAAAATTGGTTAGAAGGGAAGAAATAATAAATGAAAGTACATACAAGTAATAAAGAAAAAGTAGAGTCAATCCTAAAAAATACCAAAATAAGTGGTAAGTTTTGGGATTACACTTTGCATTATGACATGGATGACACTTACCACAAGATGAATCCATTAAATCAAGACCATTACTTTGACTTACCCGAATTCAAATGGTCGGATTCTTTGAAAGACCGTTTTATCTTTGATGTTATGATTAACAATGAAGAAGAACGCGAGATATTCTTTAAGATGTTTGACCACAAACCAACAATTAATTCATATATTCATTATGAATTAGACCCGCATCCACTTGAAGATAATGAATATGAGTATTCTCATAAGATTCAACCAAAATATCCAATTTATGTAATTACCAAAGGTAGGTGGGAAAAGACCCTTACGATTGATACATTAGAAGATATGGGTGTTGATTTCAGTATATGTGTTGAACCATCTGAATATGACAATTATATTGCTAATCCAAAAATTGACCCAAAGAAAGTAATCAAATTACCCGAAAACTTTTCAGAGAGAAAACAAGGTGGTATTCCTGTTAGAAACTTTGTATGGCAACATTCAGTTGATAGAGGGTTTTCAAGACATTGGATTATTGATGATAATATTCTTGGTTTTTATCGTTGGAATGAAAATACACAAAAACGAATCAGAGATGGTGTATTTTTCCGAGTGATGGAAGATTTTAGTGATAGGTATGAGAATGTAGGTTTAACTTCTTGCCAATACGCTTCTTTTATTCCATCAATTGATTGTGGTAGAGAGGGGTTTATTGTTAATACAAGAACTTACTCTTGTATCTTAATCAACACCGAACTACTTGATAAAAGATTAGAAGAAAGATGGCGTGGAACTTATAATGAAGATACAGATTTAACCCTACGAGTATTATCCACAGGTGATTTATGTACAGTTAATTTCAATTCTTTATTGAGTGGTAAGCAAACCACGGGTAGTATGAAAGGTGGAAACACTACTACTATTTATGAGTTTGACAAAGAATCTGATGCTGAAAACAAACGATTCACAGGTCTTAAAAAGAAGTTTGATGAACTCAAGGAAAATTGGGGAGACATCGTAACTTATACCACAAGTAGGCATAAAGATGGAAGACCTCACCACCACATCGCATATACTAAATTATTTCATCAAGAATTAAAATTGAAGGAAGGTGTAAAGATGGAACCAAAAGTAAATAACTATAATATGACATTAGTCAAAAAAACAAATTAATATGAGATTACAAGATATTTGTATAAAGTACCGAATTTCAGATGCATATTTGAATTCAAAAGATGATGCTCTTTTAATTGCAGCATCTTCAATTCAAGATTTGATTTCTGAATTAAATCAAGGTGATAGGGGAATTGATGAAAACAAAAAACAATCCGTTATTACAAAAATGGAAAGAATGATTGAGTTCCTTAAAGATGTAAAAAATTCAGGTGTATAATGGCATTTTTTGAAGATAACACAAACGAAGAAGTAAATAATTCGCTTTGGGTGGAGAAATACCGACCAAAGGTATTAAAAGATTATGTGGGAAATGAACACCTCAAGACCAAAGTTGGTGATTATATTGAGAGTGGTGATGTTCCTCACCTATTATTTTTTGGTAAAGCAGGAACTGGTAAAACAACTCTTGCTAAATTAATAGTTAATTCAATCAGTTGTGATTATATTATCATTAATGCATCTGATGAAAGGGGTATTGATATTATCAGAAATAAAGTAAAATCATTTGCATCAACAGTTGGATTTAAAGATAAAAAAATCATTATATTGGATGAGTTTGATTACATGACTCCCGATGCACAAGCAATGTTGAGAAACTTAATGGAAACTTTTTCTAAACATTGCAGATTTATCTTAACTTGTAATTATGTAGAAAAAGTAATTGACCCAATTCAATCTCGTTGTCAAACTTTCCAAATTGTGCCACCTACTAAAAAGGATGTTGCTATTCAAATCTCACAAATTCTTACTAAAGAAGAAGTAAAATTTGAACCAAAAGATTTAGTTCCTATCATTGATTCATCATATCCTGATATTCGTAAAATTATAAACACTTGCCAATTAAACTCATCTAAAGGAGTTCTAAAGGTAGATGTTGCAAATATTATAGATGGTGATATTAAAGTAAAATTGATTGATATTCTTAAATCAAAAGATGACAAGAGAAACAAATACATGAATGTAAGACAAGCAGTTGCAGATTCTCGTATTCAAGATTTTTCTGAAATGTATGGATACCTTTACGAGAAGATTGATGAATATGCTGGTGGTAATACCTCAAATGTAATTTTAACCATTTCAGAAGGTCAGTATAAAGATAGTATGGTTATTGACAAAGAAATAACCTTTATGGCAACAATGATTCAAATAATCGGTTTATTATAGTATCTTATGAATAACATATATAAAATGACACTTGATGAATATGTAAAAGATTTAATTAATAAATCTTATACTACAACTTTTTCATCAAATCCAAATATACAATTCACACAAACAACTACAAACGATAAATTAGAAAACGATGGAAATTAATTTCAAACCATTGGGTGACCGTATTTTGGTTAAACCTGAAGAACAAGAACAAAAATCAAAGGGAGGGTTAATTCTCACAGATTCAGTCCAAAGAGGACAAAAAGTATATGGAACTGTTGTTGCAGTTGGAACAGGTATTTTCTCACAAAGTGGAGAGAAAATTCCGGTAACTGTTCAAGTTGGGGATAGAGTACTTTATACTAAAAATGAGGCCTCGAATAAAATCACATTGGAAGGAGAAGATTTACTTCTATTCAATGAACACGAACTGATAGGATTTGTCAGATAGTGTAAACGGAATGTAGAGGGGTAGAGACCTTTACATTAATCAAAATGTTATGTTTAATTTAATCAAAATGAAAATTTAATTATGAAAAAACTATTATTAGTTGGTTTAATGATGTTATCATCATTTATGACTTTCGCACAGATTAGTGGGAAAGTAGTTGATGTAGATAGCAAACAACCATTACCAGGTGCAACCATCCTCGTCAAAGGTACGAAAACGGGTGTTGTAACTGATTTTGATGGAAAGTTTACTATTGAAACAGCAACCGCAGGAAATACACTTGTAGTATCGTATCTTGGATACACATCACAAGATATTACTGCAAAAAACGGAATTGTGGTTGGGTTAACTGCCCAAATAAACGCATTGGAAGAAATCGTTCTTACATCAGGAGTTATTGATGTTGCAAAAGTTCGTGAAACTCCAGTTGCAGTATCAACTATTGGAGCAGCAGAAATTGCTTTAAAAATTGGTAACCAAGAATTCCCTGAAATTATGAACTCTACACCTGGTGTGTACGCAACCAAACAAGGTGGTGGATATGGGGATTCTCGTATCAACCTTCGTGGTTTTGATATGCGTAACACTTCTTTCCTTATTAACGGTCAACCCGTTAATGATATGGAAAGTGGTTGGGTGTATTGGTCTAACTGGCAAGGTTTAACCGATGTTGCAAGTGGTATCCAAATTCAAAGAGGTTTGGGTGCATCTCGTTTAGCAGTTCCATCAGTAGGTGGTACTGTTTCTATATTTACTAAAGCTGCCGAAAAAGAACAAGGTGGTTCATTATCTCAAACTATTGGTAACGATGGTTACTCTAAAACTGCATTCGTTTACAATAGTGGTAAAAATGATAAAGGATGGGCAACCTCTTTATTACTTTCTAAATGGAGTGGAGATGGTTACATCTATGGAACTCAAGGTGAAGGAACAACTTACTTTGCTGCAGTTGGTTATGCACCCGAAGGTTCTAAACACCAACTTAACCTTTCAGTATTAGGTGCAGGACAATGGCACCACCAAAGAACTTCATGGGTATCAATCCGTGATTATCAAAACTTTGGTAAAGACCACAAAGAAGGTATTGATAGAAGATGGTCATCAGATGCTGGTTTCTTGAATGGTGAAGAATACAACATGAGAAGAAACTTCTACAACAAACCATTGGCAACTTTTAACTGGGATTACCAAATTAAAAGTAACTTGAAATTGAACACTTCTTTATACGCATCTGCGGGTAGAGGTGGTGGAACCGGTCCACGTGGTGGAAACTTCAGAGCAGCTGCCACTGATATGTTCCCATTTAATATCGATTTAACTACACATTACTTGGAAAACAATAGAGGTACTCGTGATGCAAATGGATTCATCAATTTTGATGCAGTTGTTGCTTCTAACCAAGCTACAACTTCTCCTTACACCGGTGCTATTAGTGGATTTGATGGACAACTTATTGGTTCTAATGGATTCCGTAACGATGGTGTAAATCGTGCAGTTCTTGTTCGTAGAGCATCTATGAACTCTCATGACTGGGTTGGTGGTATTTCTAACTTGGAAGGTCAATACGGTAAATTCAGAACTTCAATTGGAGTTGATTTAAGACAATACAAAGGATATCATTATCGTGTATTGAATGACCTATTAGGTTTGGATGGTTACTACTCTACTGGTAACAAGAACTCTGCTGGTCAAATCATCAATACAACTGTTGATGCATCTCCATTCTCTGATACAGGTATTAGAGGACCAAAAATTGATTACTATAATAATGGTATCGTAGGATGGCAAGGTGTTAATGGATTGGTAGAATATCAAGGAGACAAACTAACTGCAGTATTACAAGGAGGTAAATCGAATCAATCTTTCCAAAGAGAAGATTTCTTTGACCAACCTGAAAAACCAATCTCTGAAACTCACAACCAAGGTGGTGGGTATCTTAAAGGTGGTGCTAACTTAAATCTTGATACAAAATCAAACGTATTTTTTAATGCTGGTTTGATTTCAAGACAACCACAATTCGATGCAGTATTCCCTAACTTTGCTAACAATGTTAATCCAGATTTACAGAATGAAGAAATTCAATCAGTAGAATTAGGATATGGTTTTGTTGGTGATAAAGTTTCTTTCAATATAAACGCATACTCTACCTCATGGGGTAATCGTTTCATCACCACATCATTGTTTGGTGCACAAGGTGACCAAGGAACTGCTCAATTCAGAAACATTGATGTACAACACAATGGTGTTGAGTTTGAAGGTACTTATAGACCAACATCTCGTTTGATTCTTAAAGGTATGTTATCAGTTGGTGATTGGAGATATACAAAAGATTTCACATCAGAATTATTTGATGCAAATCAACAATCAGTTGGAACTGGTACTCTTTACTTAAAAGATGCAAAAGTAGGTGATGCAGCACAATTAACTGCAAACTTATCTGCTGATTATCGTGTTGGTAAAACCAACTTTGATATCTCTTACAGATTTGTAGATGGATTGTATGCAGATTACGCAATCACTGATGCAGTATTTAAAGAACCAGGAAATGCTGGAGCTCTTAAATTACCATCTTACGGATTAGTAGATGGTGGTGTATCAACTCGTTTCAAATTATTTGGTAACGATGCATCATTAAGAGTAAACATTAATAACTTATTTGATACTGTTTATATTGCAGAATCAGAAACTAACATCCATGCAACTGCAGGTTCACAGACTTGGAATGGGGTAGATGTTAATAACTCTGTATGGTTCGGGTTTGGAAGAACTTGGAACACATCATTGAAATATAGATTTTAATAATATTTAATAGAGGGGGAGGATTTCCTCCCCTTTTTTATTATGGATATATCAAATAAAATCACAGTAGTAATTCCTTCATATAATGAGGAATTTTACATTTATAATACTTTATGGTATTTATCTCGCCAAGAGTTTAGTGGTAAGTTAAAAGTTATTATTGCTGATGGAAATTCTACCGATAGAACTTTAGAACGAATTTCAAAAGCATCAGAAGATTTTAAAAATCTTGATATACAAATTATCGAAGGTGGTATGGTTGGTGTTGCTAGAAACAATGGGGCAAAACTCGTAACTACTCCTTATATTTTATTCATAGATGCAGATTCAATATTACTTCAAAAAGATATTCTAATTGAAACTTTAAAATATTCAGAAGATTATGGTATCATAACTTGCAAACAAAAATCAACTGTAAGTGGATTTAAATCTAAACTAACTTGGGATATATTTAATTTTGTTAGAAAAATAATGCCTGAAACATTTTGTACCGGCTGTTATTTTTTTATACATACTGATAAATTTAGATTGTTAGGTGGGTTTGATGAAACTTTAAATAATTCAGAAGATTTTTGGTTAAGTAGAAAAGTACCTAAAAAATATTTTAAAATTTTAGATAGATATATTGGTCAAGATGCCCGTAGGTTTAAAAAAATGGGTTATTTAAATTTTTTAAAAATAGTTATTTTAAATTATTGGTATAGAAACGATATCCGATGGTTTAAAAAAGATGTTGGATATTGGGAACCTTATGAATAAAACACTTTTCATTTCAGACGTACATTTAGGTTCAAGGGGGTCAAATCCAACTGAACTATACAAGCTTTTAAATAAAGAACAACCGGAACAAATTTTTATTGTAGGTGATTTTATTGACGGATGGTTATTAAAGAAACGATTTTATTGGACAAAGGAATGTACTGATGTTATTCGTAAAATACTTGCCTACTCAAATAAAGGAACACAAGTAATTTATATCACAGGAAATCATGATGATTTTCTTCGTTCTTATTCTCCTTATGACTTTGGTAATATTAAAATTGTAGATGAGTGGGAGTGGAATGGATATCTAATAACACATGGTGATTTATACGATGGTATTGTGCAACTTAAATGGTTGGGTATTATTGGGTCTTACGGATATGAACTTGCATTAATTATAGATAAAACCTTAAAAAGATTTGGATACAAGAAATCTTTTTCTAAAATGGTAAAGGATAAAGTAAAGTCTGCAGTAAAATTTATTACTGATTTTGAAAAACAATTAGCTTATCAAGCACATTCTCGTGGATTGAAAGGTGTAATTTGTGGTCATATTCATAAACCCGAAAATAAACAAATTCAAATAAAAAATAAATCAATACACTATTTAAATTGCGGTGATTGGATAGAAAATAATTCATATATAAGTTACGATAAAAAGTTTAAGTTACATGTCTAAAATAATAAATCTGTTTGGAGGGCCTGGTATTGGTAAATCATCAATAGCTTCGGGTCTAACTTACAAACTTAAAAAGAAACACATCAATTGTGATAATCCTTATGAGTTTCCTAAAGCACTTGCTTGGGATGAGAACCATTCTGCGATTCAAGACCAATTGTATGTACTTGCAAATCAACATAGAGGGATTGTAAAGAGTTTTGGTAAAGTTGATTACATTGTATTGGATTCACCTATAATTCTTTCTCTCGTGTATCGTAGTGTGTATCAAGGAACCTCTTATCCAGCCACTTTATATAATTCAGAACACTTTGATAAGTTAGTATTAGATATTCATAATCAGTACGATTCAATTAACATTTTATTGGAACGTAGTGATGATGGAGTTCATAATGATAAAGAACGATATCAAAGTTTAGAAGAATCTAAAAAATTGGATAGAGAAATTGAGAATACTCTAATAAAACACAACATTCCTTACCATAAAGTTAAAGTTGGTAAGAATACAGTTAATAAAATCATCAAACTTTTGGATATTACAAAATAAATAACTATCTTTGTACTATGAAAAATAAATTGTATATATTTGGATGTAGTTATAGTTCTTGTTTTGAAATGGCAGGTATTAACAAAGAATATCATATTTACAAAAATGGCTGGCCGAAAAGTTGGTCAGAAATTTTAAGTGAAAAATTAAATACAACTTTAGTAAATAAAGCTAAAGGTGGATTTGGAAATGATGCAATTTTTGATGAATTTTGTATACAGTCTGATAAGATTAAAAAAAATGATATTGTAATAATAGGATGGAGTTATTTAAATAGATTTAGAGTACCTACTTTTTTAAATGAAGTTACTGATTCGAGTGAACTTTCTACTATATGGGATAACATATCAATACATTCTACTACCCCCAATTTTTCTAAAAAAACAATTGAAGAAATTTCTTTAAGTAGAAATTCTATATTATACGAAATTGAAATTCATAATAGGGAAAATTTAATAAGGGAGTATTCAAAGTCAAAAGGATTTAAAGTTTATTTTTGGAATGCATCACATCCATTTGAAAATGAAAATGGTTATTTATTACAAAATATAGAAAGGAAGACCCCCCATGATACCTTCATTCAATTTGTATTACGACTTGGTGGTAGTCGAATCATGGAAGAAACTAATGGAATGATTAATGATAATCATTTAGGAGAAATGGGTCATGTCATCCAAGCAAACTTGTTCTACAATGAAATAAAATTAAATTTATAAAAAAAATAAAATTATGGCACAAATTAACCCAACTCAACAACCCAAAATCGATTTATCCAAAGCAACTGAACTTAAATGTCAAGATTGTGGTGGAACTGTATTTATACCCGGAACAAAGTTTCTTAAATTATCTAAATTGGTAACGGGAACACCTCAAGATGCAATCATACCCGTAGAACTATACTTATGTGGCGATTGTGGAGAAATCAACCAAGAGTTATTACCAAATGAATTAAAATCAAACTAATAAGATGACTATAAAAGACTATAAAACCTTTTTAAATTCCTTACCGGAGGAATTCGATGATTTCCAAATAACTCACAGAGATTATACCGACATTACCGATGACATACTTAATGCACAGGAGGTTGGTGTTTATTCAGTGCACATTGACGAGTCTTCTAAATTATGTTGTAATATGCATAAAGAATCATATGAAATGTATGATGGATTCATACAAATGAAAATGATAGAAACCACTTGTGAATGTGGTGAGAATCCTAAATGTGAATGTAATGGCTAAAACATTATTTGACCACATAAAAGCAATAACAACAGAGCAAAACCCAAAGTATTGGGATACATTAGATGAATCGGATAAGAAAACTTGGTCGAACTACATGGTTCATAGATTTCTTTCGATGAATCCTGATTGGATTGAGGTTCTTTCAGAGATTCAACCATATACTCAAACATTAGAACCAAAACAACTTTACCTTGCTTTAATTGGATTGCTACCTAAAGGAAAATATTACTTAAAGTATATTAAAGGTAAAAAAGAAGATAGTTATGAATCTTGGTTAGTAGATTTAATCAAACAAGATTTCCAATGTACATCAAATCAAGCAGAGGAGTATCTTGAAATTTTATATTCAACCCGAGAGGGTAGGGAGAATATAAAATATATTTGTCAAAAATATGGTATAGACTCAAAACAAATAACTAAATTAAAATTAAAAGTATAAAAGTTTGGATTTTCCAAACTTTTTTCGTATCTTTGTAGTATAAAGATAAAGTTATGGCTAGAGTAAGTTACTCACAATACGGAATGTACACAAGTTGTCAAGAACAGTTTAAGTTAAACTATATTGATAAACTCGGTACAAGTTCTGCTAACATTCACACAATTTTTGGTTCTGCAATGCACGAAACTATCCAGCATTTCTTGGAGGTTATGTATAGTATAACTAAAAAACAAGCACTTCAATTAAATCTTGAAGGTATGTTGAAGGATAAGTTGGTAGAACATTTTAAATCTGAAAAAGAAAAGATGGGTGGTGAACTACCTTGTACTCAAGAAGAACTTGGTGAGTTTTATGAGGATGGTCTTTTGATTCTACAATATTTCAGAAACAAATTAGACAAGTTATATTCTAAAAGTGGATTTCGTTTGGTGGCAATTGAGATGCCACTTAATGCAGAAATAAAACCAGGTGTTCATTTCATCGGTTTCATTGATATTGTATTAGAAGACCTATCCGATAATACAATCATTATCATTGACTTAAAAACCTCAACCAAGGGTTGGTCTCAATATCAGAAAAATGATAAGGTTAAAACTTCACAAATGTTATTATACAAGAAGTTTTATTCTGAAAAGTATAATTTACCCCTTGACCAAATCCAAGTGGAATATCAGATACTTAAAAGAAAAATCTTTGAAGGTGCTGATTTTCCAATTCCAAGAATTTCTAAATTTGTTCCTGCAAATGGTAAACCTTCTGTAAACAAAGCATGGGATGGGTTTTTGGAATTCGTTAATTCTGTATATGGTGAAGGTGGTGAAGTTATTCAAGAAAATTTTCCACCAAACAAAGGTAAAGCATGTGATTGGTGTGAGTTCAAAACAAGAAAACTTTGTTCAATTTGGAAATAATTTTTCCTTTTTTATAAATTTATATATATTTATATAAAATAACAAAGGAGAGTTATGGCAAATAAAACCGAAACAAGATTAACAACAGTAAAAATCGTAAAAGATGTTTACTCAAAATTTAAAAGAATTTCGTTTGATTCTAATATCACACTACAAAAATTAGTAAATCGTTCAGTAAACAAATATATTGAAGATGAAAATTTTAGAGACGAAATTAACAATTACACCGAATTACAAACAAGTGGTTCACAATTTTAAATCAAAATAAATGACGGAAGTAAAAAAGAAAAAGAAGATTCTTTTATTATCAGATGATTTAAGGATGTCATCTGGTATTGCAACAATGTCCAAAGAATTAGTATTTGGTACATTAGAACATTATGATTGGGTACAATTAGGAGCTGCAGTTGACCATCCAGAGAAGGGTAAGGAAATTGACCTCGGTGAAGATGCTCGTAAAATTAGTGGTATCGAAGATGCTTCTCTTAAAATCATTCCATGGAGTGGTTACGGGGATGCAAATATTCTTCGTGAACTAATTATGAGGCATCAACCCGATGCAATCTTACACTTTACTGACCCAAGATATTGGAGATGGTTGTATGAGATGGAAGCAGAGTTAAGACAAAATGTTCCAATTCTTTTTTACCACATTTGGGATGACTTACCCGACCCAAAATACAATAGAGATTATTATGAATCATGTGATTGGTTGGGCTGCATCTCAAAACAAACCTATGGTATCGTTAATCGTGTTGGTAAGATTGAATCAGAAACAATCAAACCATTAGAAGATTGGCAAGT